GAGTCACCTCCGGGTTGTGGAGGGCCACGCTGATCTTTGCCGGGTCCCCGAGGGCCGGGAACTCTTGAAGGCCGGTCTTGAAGATCAGTTGGGTGGCCGTGGCCTGGGAGGAGGCCTGCTTGCTGTAGGTCTTGCCGTTCTCTGCCTGGACATCGACCCGGAACCTCCAGGTGTCCTCGAAAGCCACTTTGACCAGCTTGGCCCGGTAGGATCCGCCGAGAATGGCGCCTTCCCTGGAGTTGCGGAAATAGGGCGGGTGGAGCACGATGTAGCAATCGAACTCCGCCCCGATCTGGAGGTAGTCGAGCTGGTCCAGGAGGTTGCCCTGCACACTCAGCGTATCCGCATCGACCCAGGTGAGCGTCAGCGTGGTCCCTGGGGGGACCGGCGGGCCTGGAATAAGCGTCCCTTCCAGGTCCACAAGGTCAGAAGGACCCACAGAGATGCCCCCAGGACCGCTACCGCCGCCGCCGGAGCCGCCCGCAGAAGCTGCCGCCCACGCCTGAGCCTTGGGGTACACCGATAGGGGCTGGCCAGGGTAGTCGAGGAGGGCGTAGTGTCCGTCGATCGGGGAGACTTGGGCGTAGTCAGCATAGAAGGCCAAGGGACCGTCGAGGAGCGGGGCGACCTTGGCGATGAAGTCCGTCAGGATCGTGCCGGCCTGCGCGGACCGCATGAATGTCTTGATCCGATCGCCGATGACCGTGTTCTGTGGGTCGGTGATCGGAAAAGACACCGGCAGGAACCCGGTCCAGATTTCGTTCCAGAAGAAGGCCCCGACCTGCCCCCCGGACGGGTAGAAGGTCAACGAGGGACTGCTGGCAGTCGCCCCGCCCGGCGCGACCCCGTTGGGATCGTCCAGGCTGAACTTCTTGGCGCTGACCATCTGGAAGCCGAACTCATAGCAACCAAGGCGCAGCGAGGCACCAGTAGTGGTGTTGTGCGCGTCAATCGCATCGCGGTAGTTCTGCACGAACTGCACCGCTTGATCCACCTCAGCACCGACATAAGAAGACAGAGCCTCTTGGGCGTAAGTCGGGTGCGTGAAATCAATGAACGGACTGACCGCGGCGTAGGGCGCGATGACCACCATCTGGGTCAGCGGGGCGCGGGAGATGCCCACGGTGAAGGGGAAGACGTTGGCGGCCTGCGTTCCGAAAGCGTAGACCAATCGATCCGTTTGGCCCGCGAACTCTGTAGCGAACGCCTGGTGGGCGCGGTTTGTCAGCACCGCAGCACCCTCGAAGGCCGCCTGCGTGATGTTGCTGGAGAACCCGGGCTTCGGCCCGATGTATTGGTAGACCCCAGATCCAGGCGTGGTCTCAGTAGCGTTGTTGCCCTCCAGCCAGGCCGCGGTAGGCGGCACCAGAGCGCCTGTGGCATATTGGCCGCTCCCGACAGAGAACGGGAAGCCGTTGAACATCTCATTCGGGCCTTCAACGACAACCGTCAGCTCGGGCTTGAGCGTATTGCGGATGATTGCCGCTTCCGATTGGATGGCCGCCGCATCCAGGAAGCCCGGCGGGTTGTACCAGATCCCGCAGTCCAACTGATTGCACAGCTCGCACAAGACTTCCCAGGGCCAGCCGCCGCCTGTCCAGAAGGGGTCAGTCGCTAGAACCCGGTTGACGGTGCGCTTGCTCGTGTTTGACCCAACGAACTCCATGGGCCGCAGGACGCGAACCTTGAAGACGTTCTTGAGATCGTTGACGAACTCAGGCAGCCAAGGCTGGGCCGCGAGGTCGGCCTCGTCAGCCTTGTAGAACACGCGCATGTTCCGCACACGATTCGCGGGGTTGCTCGTGTGGACCGCGAGATAGACCCCCGCAGTCGTCGGGTTCGCCACGTTGAACTCGATGCGCTTCGACCCAGGCGTGGTCTCTCCCGCAAGCTCCTTGCCGCCGAAGGGATTGACCACAAGATTCGCCGGAGCGGCGTCGAACCCGACCATGAAGGTCCCGTCGCCCTCGAAGGTCAGCACATAGGTCCCCGCCCGGTACAGAGGGCTCACTGTTCCATCAGACGAGACTTCCCGCAGGTCGCGGAACAGCAGCGTTCCAGCGCGGTACGGATCAGTCCCAAGATTCCCGATGTCCGGATAGCCCTTTTCGAAACCCGAGAAGTACACCGGACAGATCCCATCCTCAAAAGCCGAGAACTGGCTGAAGCTGTTCTTGGACTCCTTAAGCCACCCGTTTTGAGTCCCGGGGTTAGCGTAGCGGGCGCCCTTGAGGTAGTTGGTGCGATAGAACAGCGCCTGGGGCTTGAAGTCGAAATACTGCTTGAGGTTCAGGGCACTGTTGAACGCCGGGGTCGACTTCGCCACCAATCCAGGGACCCCTCGACTCGCCGCGCCCAGACTATCGAGCTTGAGCTTGCTGCTGGTAAACGTACCAGGGGCGTTGGAGGCCGCCGTGTAGACTGCCTTCCAATCATTGCGCGAATCGAACTTGAACCCGGGCGGGGCGGTAAACAAAGTCTTACCACCACTCACTGAGACGCTGAGGGCCCCCACGTCGACTCGGCGGTCCAAACGCCACTCTTGGGTACCCTCGGCCGCAAACACATCGTCGAAGATCAGACTTTCCAGGTAGACCCCAGCGTCGCTGACCTGGACCGTGTAGAGCGTGCTGTTCTCGACCGCCAAGTGTGCAACTCGATCAAGCATCCGCCACTTGTGCCAGGCCGTCTGGATCAGCTCCGAGCCGGACTGGGCGTAGCTGTAAACGTAGATGTTGCTGTGGTCGTCAACGCCCTCCACGTCTGTCAGGAGGAACAGCATCCCGAGGTTGGTCGCGCTGACAATCTGACGAGCGGCTCCGGGGATGTAGTTACGGATCTCCCGCGTGACATCCTGCGTGATCAGCGCATTCGCATCAGCGTTCGACGGGGTGATCCGACGGACTCCGGTGTAGGCCCCGTCCTTGTACGGCACATAGACAGAGCTGTCCGTGTAGGCCGGCGGGACCTCGGGGAAACTCTCGAAGTTGACGAACGGGACGAAGTTGATGTTCTCGGCCGTCAGCGACGGATTGATATTGAGGATCCAGTGATTCTCCGAGGAGATCAGGATCACCCGACCGTAGTAGAGAACGGTCCCGAGCAACTCCGCGTAGTCCCGACTGGCCGCCTGCGCCTGGATGCGGTCAGATGCCGGGAAGGTCCGCACGGTCTCTCGCCAGAAATTGAAAGGCTGGTCGACCCGAGAGAAGATGACGTTGTTCTGGGACAGGAAGCCGAGACGGCCGTCCACCCAGAACATATGGTTGATACGGGACCCAACGAAATCCGGCGCAGGGTTGGACACATCGTCGCCCACCTCGCGGTCCGCCCAGGTAACTCGGGAGAACTCGAAGTAGACCGCGTTGGGAGTCCCGGTGACCGCCCCAAGAGCGTTGTCGATTTTGCGCTCGATCTTGTGCGGCAGCGTCGCTTCGTCAAGATCCAGGACGATTCCGTTGGGAAGCGACTCAATCCACTGGCCAGGGCCGTACTTCTGGGTGCTCAAGCCCAGCGAAGACGCGCCCGAACCGGACTGGCCGATGCCCTCCATGACGAACTCGACGTAGTAGTCGTCCTGGTTGAAGTCGGCGTCTCCGCTGATCTTGAGCTTGTACCCAGCGGGCGCACTGGCCGGCAGGTCGGTCAGAAGTTGCGCCTGATCGTCGAAAGCACGGATTAGGGGCACGCTGCCGCCCTGGGAGTCCGTGGCGATCACGTTCTTGATCTGCCGCGTCGGGTCAGACCTCAGGAGAATCAGAGGCCCGAAATTCTGAGCGATGGCTCCGGTCAGGGAAGCCCTCAAAGACGCCGCGATGTCCGCGGGGTCTATGGAGTTGAGGATGCCAACGCCCCCGTTGACTCCATCCCAGGTCGTGATCGTCGCAAAGTAAACCGTGTCGACACCGCTGACATCCACGATCGCAGAGACCGTGTATTTCGTCGAGTAGGCCCCCTGGGCCACGAAAAAGAGCGCCTGATCCCCGTAGGCACTGGGTGTCGGCTCCAGCGTCGTCCCTGGGGCTACCGTCACGGCCTTGTTCAAGACCAGCGTGGTCGACCCCAGGCTCAAGGTCTCGTAGCGCCCCGACAGCAGGTAAGGCTGAACCACATCGACCCCATAGGTCACCTGGAAGCCCGTAGCGAGCACGGTGCGAACCTCGGAGGCCCCAGAGAGCTGGAAGATCGTGGGGTAGAAAGGGTCTCCCACGAGATTGCCGCTGAGCTGGAGGTATTGCGTCAGGTCAAGAGTGACCCACAGGCGCGTCCAGCCCCCGCCGGAGTAGACGGCCCCTTGCTTCAAGAACACAGACCCCTCGCCGAGCTGGCTCTTGAGCGTCCACTTGGCGCTGGTGGCGTTGTATTCCCAGAAAAGCGCGGAGGCCGGGGGAGTCCCCAGAGTCGGTTGAATGAGCCCGAGGCCGACCTGCGTGGGCGCCAAGACCCCAGCGGCGCCTTCGTAGTTCGGGTCCTTGACGTAGACGCTGACGACCGCCTTGCCGGGCTTCAAGACCAGCGCGGCGTCGCTGTTGTAGAGGTAGGTGTACCCGCCAGCAACGAGAGAAGCCGAGCTAATCTGAGAGACCACCGCGGACCCGCCTTCTCCCCAGGGCGTCAAGCCGAAGACCCCTGTCCCGACTCCAGTGATCGAACCCCCGCCGTTGAAAGTCCAGTCGGAGCCGAAGACCACCAACCAGTTTCCTTCGGGCGACGCCGCCGCATTGGGAGCCCGCGTGGCCAGGTAGGAGAAACTGCCGGCGCTGTTGATGACCGGGTACGGGGCGCCGAAACGGTCCCAGACCTTGATCGAAGCCGGACTGATCTGTGCCAGGTAGAACTGGTCGTCCTCGAAACGCAGAGTCCGCCAGACGGCCTCGTTCACATCCGCGGCGCCCAGCACAGCCACATGCCGAGACCCAGGACGTTTACCAGCCCCGCGCACCACGTCCAGGACGTTGTTGACGCTCTCACGGACTTTCCAAGGCGGATTGAGCGGGGCCAGGCCCTGCGAAACCCCACCAGCCAGCGTCGGGACCGAGACAGATCGCAGCATCAGATGGAGAACCAGGGGGACTCAAGGAACTGCGAGGCCGTGGGGGTCCGCAGAAGACTCTCGTTGCTCGCGCTGGCCTGCAAGGCCGTCAGATGGGCGCGGGCCTGGGCCTCGGCCAGATAGAGTGCCTGGAGAAGAGGCCCGCCAGTAATCAGGGCCGCGTAGGCCATGCGGATCGCACGGGCCTGAATGAACTCCCGGTATTCCTGGGGCGTGAACTCCCAGTCCAACTTGCGGATCACCCGGACCTTGATGGGGCCCGTGAAGACGTAGGTGTTGTCCGAGCGGTTGAACAGACGGGCCCCGCGCAGCGCCAGCACCGGAGTCCGGGCCCGGTCCTTGCCCCAAGAGACGTGCAGGATGTCCGCCGCGACCGTGATGAACCCACTCAGGTCCGGGGTCAGCGTCACCTCGTCCTCGACATTGAAGGCCCACCCCTCGGTCTGGCCGTCCACCAGCTCCCGCTCCAGAATCCCCGAGATCACTTCGACCTGTTGATTCGTGAGATCAATGGAGGCCACCGGAGACTGAGAGCAAGCCTCCAGGGCCGCGTTTACAACCTCTAGCTTGCTCTTCATGGCTAAAGGATACCAAGCGAAGACGCCTCTCGGTAGGACTCGAACCTACGCACCTAGGCTCTACCAACTGAGCTACGAGAGGCCAGGGGCCCCAGGAGGTTCACAAAGCGCTCCTGGGGCCCGCTAGATCAGGAGATCACCGAAGCATCGCGGCGGATCACACCGCACGCCTCCGGGCGGAGCACACGGCTGGCGGCCGACTTGCGGGCCAGCATGACTCGCGCCTGGTACTCCGGGTCATACCAGGAGTCTGTCGAGACCCCACCGAACCCGCCGAGGCTGAGGGTGCCCAGGGAGGTGCGATGGCCCAAGATCACACCGATGTTGTTGACCGGGACAGCGTAGTTGTCCCAGTCGCCGTTGCCGATTCCGGTGGGGAGATCTTGCGTGAAGCCGGTGAGAGCCGAGGCCGTGGAGTAGAACGTGAAGTTGTTGGTCGGGCGGAGTTCCCAGCCCGCCAGCATCTTGATCGTGCCGGTCGCCACCGAACCGTTCATCTGGCCGCCAGTGATGTCCATGTCGATCACCTGGTTCGCCGCCAACTTGATGAGGTAGTTGTAGGTGTCCCAGTTCATGAACGCCATGCGCCCAGTCTGCGGGACACGGTTGGCGTCGAAGCGGCCCTTGGCGTCGAAGAAGGCTCCGACGGTGGCGTTGATGTCAGCCGACGAGGTGCCCGAGGCAAAGCCCGTGGTCCCGGCCAAGTTGAAACCATTCGGCAGGCCGCTGATGAGGTTCGCTTGGAACGCGCCGGCCGCAAGGGCCCGAAGGCGCTTGTTGTCGAAGTGCTCGGAGATGGCCTGGGCCTGCATGTGGGCGTACTCCTGGATCACCGGGTAGTGCGCCTGGGTCATCTCGAACTCGTCCACCTTGTTGACCGTGATGAACGGACGCTCCAGGGTGATGACGATCTCGTCGTGAGCCTCTTGTTGGCCGTAGGAGTCAGTCAAGACCGACTCGAAGATCGTGTGGACCTTGCCCGAGGTCCGGCCGAAGACCGGGAACTGGGCCGAGACGCCAGAGCTGATCGTGCGCTCGATGAAGCGGCCGTCGGTCACGGACATCTCGTCCAGCGCCGAGATCACCATGCCGCTGTAGACCTTGAGAAGCATGCCGGCGTTGACGCCAGCGCCGGAACCTTCGATTTTTCCGGTGAACGAACCGTTAGTAAGGGGCATCGGAGTTGTGCTTTGGGGTTGCGGAGAAGCCAACCGTGGCACGACTCAACCGCCGTAGCGGCACGAGATAGACCAGGAGCCGCAAGGGCGCGAGTCCCAAGCGGCTCCTGGCAGAATACCCAGCGAAATCTCAGGATTTTTGCTCGGGCTCTTTTTTCTCCTCGGTGTGCAGAAGGCCAAGTGCCTTGGTGACGCTCAGAATGGAAGCGGCGAGCTGCAACTTCGAGGCGTTCGTCAGGGCGTCTTTAAGATGCCGGCGAGACCGGCGGAACCCCAGGAGGGCCAAGCCATAGCCGAACTCGACCCAGTGTTCCAGCGGGGTCCCTTTCACCAGCGCGCCAAACCCCGCCTTTTGCTCTTGGGTCGCTTCTCGCACCACGGCGTCACCCCCTGCGACGGCGGCGGCTCGGTCCGCTTCGGCAGAGACGATCGTGTCGTTAAGAGCCACCAAGGCCTGGCGGACCTCTTCGAGCTGCGCCGCATCGCCAAGCTGGAGCGCTTGAGCCGCCTGACTTGCAAGATTGTCAGCTTGACCGAGTGCCTGATCCAGCTTGTCTTGAGCCAGCGCAGCTTGAGCATCGAGTTCAGCGACTTGGGCGGCCTGTTCCGGGGTGAGAACTTGCTCCAATTGGCAGGAGCCAAGGAGCAGACAGAGGGCGAGGAAGAGACGTTTCATCGGGGGAAGTCGGTGGCGGTCAAGCGGGCCTCGACCTGAGCGCGGTAGGCCCGATCGGACTGGAAGCGAGGATCGTTGAAGGCTCTCGCCAGATCCTTCGCAGACGCGAAAGGCTCCGCAGGGGCCGGGCGGGCCGGGCGGGCCATGTCGCGCACCTTGGGCTGGCTAGGACGAGCGTACCGGAGGTTCAGCTCGGCGATGGCGGTCTTCCGCACGTCGGCGTCGGGGTGCCGCAGGGTCATATTGATCCGCTGGCGGTCCTCCTTGGTAAGCGCCCGGTCAGCCGCCGCGGACGCCAGCAGACTGTCCCAAGTCTCCTTGCCGCCGGCCTCGGCGTAGATGCTCGCCAGGGCGGCCTCACGCTGCGACGCGAAGAACAGGTGCTCCTTGAGCGCCGCCTTCTCGTCCAACTTGTGCTTCTTCGCCAGGGTCGCCACCACCACAGGATCCAGTTGGCCGGTCTCCTGGAAGGTGACGTAGTGCTCCCCATAGAAGGTCTCAGGGGTCAGCTCGTCGGGGGCCTCGGGCGCCGGGGCCTCAGGGGTCTCGGCAGCTGCCGTGGGCTCGATCGGAAGTTGGTCAGGCATTGGGTTGGGCTTGTTGTTGGAGCAGCCCCGGGATGGCCTGTTGCGCTTGCGCGGCCATCTGAGCCTCCATGAACTGCTCCTCGGTCAGGACCAAGTCGGTGTCCGCCAGACCGGAGGCCATGAAGACCCGGCGGATGAGGACAGGAAGATTCAGGCGCTGGGCCAGGACTTCGCCGAGGCCCATCTGGGCCAGCGTCATGACTGCAAGCTGGATGCGCTGGATCTCCGCAGACCGTCCCAGGGCGTCGATGCCGGTGACGATCGAGACGCTGAGTTTCAGGAAGTTCTTGGGGAGCCGCTTGGCCTCCACAAGGAGGTCGATCAACCGCCGGACCAGCGGGACCTGCACGCGCCGCGCCGCATCCGCGTAGGCCCCGCCGAAGGCCCGCTCCAGGTCGTCCGCCAGCCGGCGAATCTCCTCGGCCGTGACGCGCTCGCCGGGCCGCTGGACGCTTTGGGCGCGGAGGAACGCCCGGTCCAGGCGGTTCTCCATCGTCGCCGCGACCTGCGCGAGCCATTGGAAGTCCCCCAGTTTCTCGGAGAAGCTCAGGATTGAGATGTCCTCCTCGCGGCCATCCACGACAGCCCCGTTGTCCGCCGAGACCAGCGCGGTCTTGCGCGTGACCCCCGCAGGATTCACAAGAAGTCTGGCCTGGGCCACCAGGGCCGTCGTCTGCTTGAGCGACTTCCAGACGACCTCTAGGTAGTTCATGTCTCCCCAGAACCTGTGGGCGTAGGGGTGCCCGTAGGTGACCCCATCGACCGCCGAGAACTCGAACGGAATCAGCGGGCAAGTGCGGTGAACCTGGCGGCTGTCCGGGACCTCGACGGCCATCTCAGGCCCCATGTCCCGCAGCTCCCACTCTTGGACCGAGTGCCACTTACCGGCCTCCAGCCACACCCGCGTATAGAGATTGATCCCACGAGACTGCGCCGTTTCGGCCCAGAGCCGACTGTTTTCCCAGAGCGGATTCTGTTCGTCAACGATCTGCGGGTAGTCCTCAAGGATCGCCGCGTAAGGCTCTTCCGCATGCAAGATGTATTCGATGATGTCGCCGTTGGCCCGCTTGAACCACACCATCTGGTCCAACTCGAAGAGCTGGAAGTTGCCCTCGTCCAGCAACGAGATCACACAAGGCCCCGCCCCAATGATCTGGGCGTTTGCGCGGCCCAGGAGAGTCCGCAGATTCGTCGACTCGAAGTACCGCGAAATCTCCAGCTCTGCGCGGGCCAATTCGGACTCTAGTTGACTCTTCTCTTCCGCAGGCAGATTCGCAGCCAGCTCGGTCTGGAGGCGGAAGAACGGAATGTCCGGCGGGAACATCGCCAGCGTGAACTTGGCCGACAGCTCATGCACACAGGCCGCATTCACCCCCTGGTGCGGCGGGTTGAGCAACGGGTTGTCCCGGTCAAGCGGCATGAGGCCCGGGTCGGAGATCGCCGAGATCCGCCGGCCCAGGTCCAGCGCATGCTGGCGCTCCGAGGACAACAGGTGGTATCGCTCGCAGATTTTCAAGGCATCTTAGGACCCTTGGTCAGGGGGATGTAGAAGTCCATCAGCGTCATCCGCTTCCCGAGGGCCGCCTGATTGACACCGAGCTGGGAGGCTGTCTTCGAGGTCACCGGAGCCTGGAAGGCCGAAGGGACCTGGGGATTCGGAGTCTTGAACGCCGATTCCGCGCCATCCTTGATCGTGTCATAGGCCGCATTGAAGGGCGCCGTGACCCCGCCGATGATAGCGTCCGTGATGTCGTCCAGCCAGCCCATCAGAGGAACAGAGACAGCCAGGGAAGGCGGGCCACCAGCTCAGGGCGGAGGTGCGGGGTGTTGGCAAGACAATCCTGGACGAACCCCAAGACCTTCGTGCGGTGATAGGCCCGGACCATCGCCGCCGCCCGAGCGTCCTCGCTGCCGATGTAGGCTCGATAGTCCTGCTCCGGGCGCCAGTCGTCCCCGATCATCCGCAGGATCACCTCAAGCTGGTCCGCGGTGAACCGAATGGTCGGGGATTCGTCAGTCAGGTGGAGCATCCTTCGATGGTGCGGAGGGTCCGCTCAGTCAGGTCAACATACCAGCGGGAAACTTCCTGGCGGACCCAGGGCCAGCTCAGGATCCGGGCGCATAACAGGTTATCCGACCAATCCTGGACTCCGTGGGCCCCGTAGATCTCCGGCACGGCCGCCAGAGGGTCCGAAAGACCCGCCAGGAGCTTGTCCGCAGTCTTGGGGCCGACCCCGGGGATCCCCTTGTAGCCGTCCGTGGAATCCCCCATGAGCACCTGTTTCGCCAGTGCGTATCGGGCGGACTCCGGGGTCGGTAGGGTGATCACCCGGGTCCGGGGATTGAAGCGGGCCGCCGGGATCGTGAGGAAGTCCTTGTCCTCCGCCAGGATCACCAGCTTTTCGGCCACCGCCGGGCAGGTCGCGTAGATCCCGATGAGGTCGTCCGCTTCGAGCCAGGGGACCATGA